CTCCAAATATCATACTTAATTGCATTAATCAATGATCTTTTTGCCTTTTGAAACATATCTTCAAATGAGTCAGCAATACAACCTGTCTCAAATTTTCGTATACAAAATGATTGAGCCCATAAAGTAGCAGTTTTATTCTGTTTTTTCAGTGCATTATAACATTGCTTATGTGTAATATAAGAAGGCTTAAATATCATTGCAAATCTATCAAATAATAACCATTCCTTACGACACTTATCTTTATACATTACAGTTTCATCGACTTTAAAATCAAAATCATCTACTGGAATTTCTGAATCTGGAATGTCTTGGTAATGTTTATATTTTTTCATCGGACTTTATAACTGCTAATATATCTTCATCTACAGATAATAAATAATCTGTATCATCTATATTAATTTCAACTGGTTTATATTTAGAGAATAATACGACATCTCCTTCGACTATTTCAATCACGACATCTTTTCCTACAGCAAGAACTGTCCCGTATTCTGGTTTGTCTTGGATAGCTGTTTCAGGAAGTATTATCCCTGATTTAGTTTTTTCCTCTGTTGGAATCGGTTTGATTAATATTCGTTTTCCTAACGGTTTTATTTGTGTCATATGTTTTTTATTAATTATATATTAAACCTTGCCTTACTATACTTCACTTTACTTCACTTCACAGCACTAAACTAAACTTAACCTCATTATACTACATCATTTGTTGTGGCATATTATCAGGAACACAAGGATATGATTCTTTTTTATCAACTACATCTGTAATCACACATTCTGTTGTTAATAGCATCGCAGCAGCTGAAGCAGCATTCTGTAATGCTGAACGAACTACCTTTGTAGGATCAATAATTCCCGATTCAAACAAATCTTCATATTTATTCGTATCTGCATTATAACCATAATTATCTTTATTCTGCTTAACTTCATTAACAACAACAGCACCATCTTGACCTGCATTTTTAGCTATTTGTCTTAACGGTTCCTCTAATGCCCTTCTTAAAATAGCCACACCTATTTTTTCATCGCCTTTCGTTTCAACCTTCTTTAATTCATCAATAGCACGAACTAAAGCCACACCTCCTCCAGCCACGATACCTTCAGATGCTGCAGCTTTAGTAGCTGCTAATGCATCCTCCATTTTAGATTGTTTGTATTTTTGTTCTGATTCAGTAGCAGCTCCTACTTTAATTACAGCTACGCCACCAGACAACTTAGCTAATCGTTCTTGTAACTTTTCTTTATCAAAGTCCATTGTTGATGATTCTATCTCTGATTTAATTCTCTCAACTCTTGAATCTATATCTTCTTTCTTACCTTTTCCATCAATAATGGTTGTATTATCTTTATCAGCAATAATCTTACGAGATGTACCAAACATACTAATATCAATATTTTCTAATTTCTGACCCAACTCTTCACTAAATACTTTACCCCCAGTTAAAATTGCAATATCTTCCAATAACTCTTTTCTTCTATCACCAAACCCTGGAGATTTAATAGCTAATACATTAAATACACCACGCAACTTATTAACTACTAATAATGTTAAAGCTTCATTATCAATATCATCTGCAATAATAACTAGTTCTTTTTTGCCATTCTTAGCTACTATATCTATCACAGGCAAAATTTCTTTAATGCTGGAAATCTTTTTGTCGGTAATTAAAATATATGGGTCGTCATACTCGGCCTGCATTTTTTCAGTATCAGTAATCATATAAGGAGAAATATATCCCTTATCAAAACGCATTCCCTTAACCACTTCTTTTGACAAGCCAACAGTATTTGACTCTTCTATAGTAATCACACCATTTTCACCAACCTCATGCATTGCCTCAGCTATTAAATTACCTATTTCTGAATCTTCAGCTGAGATAGTTGCTATCTGAGCAATCTCTTCTTTAAGAACTACTTTTTTTGAAATAGTTTTCAGAAAAGCAACAACTGTTTTAACTCCTTTTTCAATACCTCGACGCAAAGCCAATGGATTTGACCCAGCTGTTACATTTTTTAAACCTTGTTCAATAATAGACTGAGTCAAAACTGTTGCTGTAGTTGTTCCATCACCAGCCACATCATTGGTCTTGCTAGCAACTTCTTTAACCATTTCAGCACCGATATTCTCAAACTTATCTTCTAATTCAACTTCTTTAGCAATAGTGACACCATCATTAGTAATTTCTGGCGAACCAAACCCTTTATCCAAAACTACATTACGGCCTTTTGGTCCTAAAGTTACTTTGACAGCATTAGCTAATTTATCAACGCCTTTTTTAAGCCGGCGCCTGGCTTGTTCATCGAATTTGATTTGTTTAGGCATATTTTTTTAATTTATTTAAGATTATATTTTTATATAGTATTTTCTCTACTCATAAACCTCAGATGCACTCAGCCACGCAAAATATTCTAAATTTTTTAGCAAACCATTTAACCTCCTTATTATCTTGAGGAAATGGAGGATCTAAATATCTATTTAAATACTCATGCAATCTTGAAGGAACCTTTAATAATAATCTAAAAGTATTATCTTTAGTTGACGCAAACTTATTCGCTTGTATTTGACGTAAATCTTTAATGTATTTCAAATGTTCTATATATTCAGCATTATACCAAGATCTATAAGCTATTATACTGTCGTTAATAAATTTTCTTCTTCCGTCTTTTAACAACTGCTTTCTAATTTTTAAATCTTTTTTACTATTATCTAATGCCATCCGTAACAAACCATTCACAACTTTTTCCTTAGCACTTTTAAATTCTTTACGTAAAGTAGGACTTTTGTCTAATTTTTTGAATAATTCATCTGTATTTAATGTTTTCATATTAAAAAAAGAAAAAATTTAAAAAATATAAACCTAATAATAAAAATAACAATCCTGCTACAAAAACGAATATACACTCTAATTTATTCAAAAATGAATCCCTTTTAAAACGTACAATAGCATAAACAAAACTACACAAACTGAATATTAACAACAATGATGTAATAAGTATGAAAAAAATAAATACATCCATAAAAAAAATCTACCCTCACATACTAAATAAATCTAATTGTAAAAGGTAGATGTTTGCATATCTTACTACTATTATATTCTATTATATCAATAATATCAAATCTTACAAAAAAATGCAAAAACTTATACCAACCTATACCAACTTATACTAATCTGCTCTTTTATCTGCCTCAAATTCCTCAAAGAACTGCGGATTCGAGGCAGAAGACTAGTATAAACTAGTTAGACACTCGTCTAGCCAATATTATAACCTGTTTGATACACGTGACCGAGCTGATTTCTTGTTTCTAATGTTAACTTACCAACAACTGCTCTTCTATCATAATCACCACTTCTTGCTAATCCAGTGTCAATGAAAGGACGTTGCAAATATGCAATTTTCAACTTGTCTGGACGTAATAGAAGTGCTCTACCTGTAGCATCACCACTACCCTGCAAATATCTATGAGTATGAACCATCAATGTGCCAAAAGAAGTTTCATAAGTAGATGTAGCATCTACTATTCTTTTAACATCTTGAGCATAAACAGTAGTTTGAAGTTTAGTAGTGAACTTGTCCATCACATCTCTTAGGTATGAACCTAAGAATAAGTCAGTAGATACATCACCATTACTATCATCCCAAGAGTCCTTCATCATAGCAGCAAGAATTGTAGCAGCAAATGCAGTACCAGATGATTGAGCCGAATATGTTTCAGCTCTAGAAATAGCTTGTAGAATACCCTTATTGGACTTTGTCTTCATCTCCTTTCGGAGAGTCCCGTGTAAAGTCTCTACACTTGCCCGAGATAACCTAAACGGTTAATTTCTCTGCTAGCACGGCGTTAGTGGGTAACTTTCACCGTTTTAGCGGGATTTTAAATGAGCAGTATTATCTAAAAGCTTTTTATCTAATTTTTTATGACAATTTGGACAAAGAGTTATAAGATTATTTAAATCCTGTATCTTATATCTCCTATTTTTATCCCCATTAATTGCTTTTAAGTGAGCCACTTCCATAATTTCTGGCTCTCTTAAACCACAATTTCTACATGTCCAATCATCTCTCTTAAGTGCTTGCTTTCTCCAATAAATAATCATTCCCCCTTTCCATAAAGGATGTCTTTCACCAGAAAATTGTCCTTTTTTAAAAGCAGTCGGAGGAGAATAATTTAATTTCTTTCCTTTATTCCAGACTGTATGATATTCCCTCCAACATTTTCGAAAGCAATAAATCTGATCTGAATCTGTTGTGTAAAATTTCTTTTTACAACCTTTACAAATTCTCCAACCATATTTACTTTTTCCTTTATTCCAAGGAATTCGTTTCTTTGTCTGACGCATAAATATATAATAAAATTTCTAATTATTTCAATAATATATTCTCTAGGACTTTGCGTCAAGCCCTTACTCATTGTTGGTGTAGTACCAGATGCACCAGAAGCCCAAGTAGAACGGACTAAATCAAATTCTGCAGCATTACCCCAATCCATTAAAGCTTTAGTAGTCTGTCGTGCTAATTCATTTTCACCAGTATGCTTCTTAATCTGCTGTTGAGATCGAGAAACTGCATAGGGAATAGCAATAATTTCAATAACATTAGTTAATCTTGACGGAGTAGTTCGAGGCAGATTAGTATAATCACCTGCTTCACCAACTGCTGCCGAAGCTGCAGTTCGAAGTGTGTCAGTCAACGTAACATGAACCATATCTGTTGCGGTCGTTTTACCAAGATTATTCAAGAAATAAGTTTCCTTAGATGTTAAAATCTCTACAAGACCTAAAACATCTTCCTTACGAGAAACATCACCATATGTTCTGAGCTGTTCATCAGTGTCAAGAAACAACCAACCAAATAATTTATTCATTTTTAAAAGAACCTAAAATTAACTCCTATTCTCCGATTCCTTCACCGAGAAATGTTTCAACTAAAGATTGTTTAGTTTGATCAACATCTCTAGTTTTTCCTCCTCCTACTTCGGCAGTTTTTAACTGTCGGACTAAATCGGAAATCTTTTGATCTCTACTAGGAGTCAACCTTGATTTACTTTTAACTCCTAACCCTTTATCTTCAGATTTAACTTCTTCAAGTTCTTTTTTACTGTTTAGTAAAGATTCTAAATCTAACACTTTATATGTCTCTTCTAAATCTTTGCCATGCTGTTTTGACATTGTTTCAACGATGTCAACAACTGAATTTGCTTCTGGATGATCTCTTAAAAATCTTTCTTTTGATAATTCTTCTCTAATCTTAGTAATCTCTTCTTGCTGATTACTAAGTATCTGTTTATTATCTTCAGTTAACGGAGTTTCATCTTTCTTATCATCTATTACATCATCTTTTTTTATGTCTTGTTCTATTTTTGCAGAGTCTGTCATCAACTTATCATATTCCTCTGCTTTTTTCTTATTCTCTTCAGGATTAGAACCAACAAATGAAGAAAGATTTTTGTAATGTTCAGTAAACTCTTCAATAGTCTTGAATTCTCGACCTGTCATTTTATTAACAGCATCGACATCTAATTCCGTCTTCTTTACGTCTTCTGTCGTCTCCTCAGTCGAATCATCTGTCTTTTCTTCTGTTTTATCTTCTTCTGGTTCAAGTAACTTTTTAGATGCTTCACTAATTTCATCTTCTAATTCTTGCTCTTCCTTACTACGATCTTTTGAACTTTTCGAAGTCTCGACATTTTCACCTTCTTCAGAACTAACGTTCTGTTCTGAAGGGTTGGTTTTAAGTTTGTCTTTATCTTTCATATTATTTTTTATTTAATTTAAAGGATTCACCATTTTCAAGATCGACCTTTTATATATCTTGAAAGTTTGATTATTCATTATTCTGAGACAATCTTTTTATTATGTTGTCCTCACTTTCAACTTGCTCCTCAGTCAACTGTCTAAAACTATCATTACTGATACCAAAAATCTCATCTAACCATATTTCGATTGTCTCGATTGCTATTGAACTAGCTAATTGTTTTAATCCTATTTTCATCACTGTATCATTTGCATTGATATTCCGAACAGTGTCTAACTCGTTTATTTTCAAAGCTAACTTTTTCAAAGCGATTTTAAACCCTTCGTGCTTTAATAGCTCTTTAATTTCATTTATATCTGGATCCATTATCTTTTTGTTGTTCCCATTACTGCAGATTTACACAAAGCTATCGAACTTTGTTTTTTTGTTCGACCTCTATAAGGTTTGAACTTTGGATCTGCCATTTTAGCTACTACACACCTCTCTATTTTTTTATCTTGTGACGATGTTGTTCCACCATAAGGCATGTCATTTGTCTCCTTTATTTATACTTTTAATTTTTAAAATATCAAAACCTACACTTGAAGAATGTTCATCTTCACGTATAGATTTCATTTTTACACCTATTAAAAACATATAATTACTGCCCACTTTCCAATTACGTGCTTCTGGAATATCCTTCAATTCTAAGTTGAAAGATGGATAATACTTTTCTTTAGTAGGTAATGTATTATGTGTTTCAGGGGAAACGTTTTTCATTTTAGATGTTTTTTCTTTTGCCATAATTATTTGTCTGTTTAGTTTATAACGAAGGAACTAAAGCACGACCACCTCTTTCACTAGTTGCGGCTTCAGCAACTCTTTCTGCTTCAGCCGTTGCCATAGGTGGTCTACCAGCTTGTCTTACAGGTCCTTGAACAGGTTGTGCTGGTTGCAATCCCTGACCCATTGGTCCAGCCATCCCCTCTACCATAGGTTGAGGAACTGGTCTCTTAATAAATCTCTCCCCTGACAAACCCATTAAGTCAAGTATTTCTTTTATAATCATATCCGCATCAATATTTATACCTTCGATTCTTGAGTAATTAAGTAATAAATCATTTAAATTTTTAGCTAATACTTGTTTGTTAAAACCTTCACTAGTGACATACACATCAACTGAATCTAAAATATTCTTTGGAGATAATAAAGATTTTTTAACCTCAACAAATCTATCCTTGCCAGTTTCTCTAAATTTATCACGAGCTTTTGCTTTCATCATTTCTATTTCACCCATGTTCGGATATTCATTATTCTTTTTATGATACCCTATAATTGCTTCATTAATATCATGTGTAATCTGAACTTCATCTAATTCCTCTAACAATTTTGGATCATCAGTTATTCTAACGATTTCTTTTTCAGTTAAACTATCTAATATCGATGGAAGTAATAACTCTTCGATAAACTTACTAATACTAAATCCTAATTCTTCTTGCTGTAGAGAAAAACCAGTTTGCATACCTCTCTCCTGCAATACAGCAGTAGTAGCAGGTTGTGATGCTGGTAATGCCTCACCTCTTCCTATCTGCCAGTTTCCTGTCATACGTTGAGCCCATAAGTAAGCCATATCTTCATCTTTATAAGAAGAAGGTTTCATATCAGAAGTTCTCAATTCAGCAATATCTTTGTTAATACCAGATACTTGAATACCTCCAGCTCCATGAAGTTGAGTTAACATTTGAGGAGTAATTCCAGAACCTTTTCTAATTTGAAACAAACCTAATTGTTTAATCCTATTAGTGTTCAATCTAATATTAAAAACTTCATTTATATATGACTGTAAATCAAATATATCCTCACTAATACCTAACCCAAGCCATCTTCCATCATATTGTTTAAGTCTGAATTCAACATACGGTCTATTTTTAGATTTGTTTTCAGCAATTAAATGTACTATTGGACCGCTATTCATATTTGAAATTATAATAATTCCTTCGATATATTCATCTTTATCAGATTCATCTTTAGTTAAAAAGTATTTGGGCATTAAACCCCAACGTTCAGTAATTTTCACGTGAGGAATTTTAGTAGCAATAATCGGTAAATCAGAAACTCGTTCTATTGAAGTCTGACCTGTTAATTCACTAAGATTATCCCAAGGATAACTTTTAGCTTCATCAATAGTCAACCAATTTTCTTCAATATTTCCAGTTGATTCACATAAATAATTAACAGTAGGGTCTGTATAAAAATTTAAGTTTTCTACTATAGAGATCGTCGATGTAGCATGAGATTTTAAATGTTTAAGAACTGTAACACCTTCTACAGCACTACGACGAATAACACGATTCAGCAATTGACCAAACCTTAGTTTATCTAATTTCGATCTCAGAATCATTTTAGCCAACCCAGCAATGATATACGATTCATGTGTTTTAGCTCTGACATCAATATCTTTAGTATCAATATCAACATTCTTAACCGTCGTTTCTACCATATCACGAGTCATCGGAACATACAGTTTTCTTCGATTAGTAACTGGGTCGTAAGGATTATCATAAATACTAAAATAATTCTTTCTAGCTTTTTTAATAATATTACGACATTTAAAAGAAATTTGTTCTGTTAAATCAACAGCCATTTCTTGCCAATCATTTTTTTCATCACTGACAAGTTTAACTGCTTCTTCTTCAATTGTTGACATTTGATAACTCATTTTTAATAAGCTGTTATTGGAAACACTATAATATCGGAAGCAGATGGTTCTCCATCTGGCTCTTCATTTAATTCCCAGACGGCAAGAGCCAAAGAATTTACATAATCATCTGTTCCTCCTTCTGGTGCACTATAACGAATGTTACCATGCTTAGTTGTATTATAACCAAAATCTTCTAACTCGTCTAATAGGTTTTCATCATAGGGATAAGTTATTCGTCTATGTTCGATAAAACTAGCTAGTTTTAAAACCAATTGGACTTTTAACATGTTAGTATATTTAAAATCATTAATAGCAAGTCCGTGATTTGAAATCTCCTCAGCAATAGGATCTCCAGTCCCTGTTGAGTCAATATTAATAAGAGCATCATTATATGATTTTGAAGTATCAACTATTCTTCGAATCTGTAACGGCCATCCTATATTATTAAATTTATCTAAATGCACTATATTATAGTCGGCTCTATCTATAACTGTAATCACCGTAAAATCTTTATGCTGACCTAAGTCAACTCCCATTATATAGTTATGTCCACTCTGTGGATCTCTAAGTTCACCTGTAGCTACATCTCTAACATTTCTAAAAACAGCCGCTGCGTTAGAAAGAAACATAGCTTGATATTCCTGATCGAAAACAGCTTTTGGAAGAGTATTCTTAGCTTCCTCTATCTCCTCAAGACTATTAGATGGATTATCTTTTGATTCAAATTTGAAAGAGGCATATTTAGGATTCTTCTTAGCCTTAATATACAAACGAAAAAACCAGTTCTGTCCTTTAGGAGTACTGATAAAAAATGCTCTTCCTTCTCTATTCATTAATGATGGATAAAGGTATGTCTGCCAAATATTAGGAGACATAGAGGACGCTTCATCTAAAATAACAAGATCTAATTCATCACCCATTAATGATAAAATATTTTCTGTTGACCGTCCTTCTAAAATACTATGAGTAGTACTAGTGATTCTTGGAGTAGGAGCTGTAACAGCTTTAAAGATGTTCCGCGGGAAACACTTCGTTATCCAAAATTCAACATAGTTAAAAATTCTCCTAGTCAAATCATAAGTAGGGGCAACAACCCAAATTTTTCTATTAGATGCTAGTAATTCTCTCAGGACTAAGTAAGCACAGAATTTACTTTTACCAAAACGACGACCAGCATTAATAACTGTAAATCTCTTCATACCATCTAATATTTCTTGTTGGGCAGGATGGGGATAAAAATCAATTCTTTTTTGAAGAGCTTGATCGTTTACTATACGTAAAATATTGTTTGACATAATTTTCTTATAAGTGAAGTCAAAGAACTTCGTCTACTAAACTATTAAACTCTTTTCATATCTCGTTCACTAAGATCTTTTTTATCAGTTAATATTTTTTCTACTTCTTTTTCATCAATCTCTTCTACTACATCATTTTCTCCAACAACTACATCACCATAATCATTTGTAGCTAATTTTCTAATCCAATCTAACTGGAAGTAAACTTTATTCTTAATTAAATCTTTAACAGCTTTGTTTTGCTGTTTATCAGGTATTGAAGCATCAATAATGGTTAGTACTTCTCCCATTATATGCCCAATTTGTGCATTTATCTCGTGTAATTGTAATGTAAATTTCTTCATTTTCTTAAATGAAGATTTACAAATATTTTTTTTATCTAACTTGACTTTTGACATGACTTTAACTTTGACTCGGACTTGACTTCACTTGTAAGAGAATTAGGCGGGAGGCGTTGGCTTTTTGTCAACGCACTCCCTTTGGACACAAGGAGACAAAAATGAATAATAGTGCCCCTTGGGTAGGAGCTCTGATAGGAGCTTTCTAAATTTTCACCTCGTAACAACGGGTCGCGACCTAAAGTTACTTTTAGAAAGCTCCCTAACCTTGAAATCTAGTAATTTTATCTAATACTTTTATTGAAATTCCATTTGCCAAAGCATCCTTATGTATCAGCATCAGTTTGCGATGCAGATTAGCTTGTAGTCGTTCAACGACTTCTTTCTTTTTAAGAGTACTTTCAAATACTTTTAATATCTTTGTTTGTCTCTTGTTGTAAGTGTTCATCTTTTACTCTCCTAAAAAGATAACTGATTTTCCCAATACACATTGCCTTCTGCCTTTAATTTCATCTTAACTAGTTTCTTATCTTTGTCTGGTCTGAAAAACTGGTCACATTTTTTACAAAACAGAATATCACCATACGCTGTTAATATTTCCCCGCAAATCTTACAATCTCTCGTTTTCATTTTTTTCTCCTTTCTTAAAGAACTATCAACAGAATACCACAACTTATAAAAAGATGATATAATGAAAAAAACCACTTCCCAGTTCAGGTGAGATAGTGGTCTAAAAACTTAAAGTTTTATATTTGTCATATACTACATTAAAGTAGAATAGTTTGTCAATACTTTGACAGAGAGAAGGTTAGGTGGTAAGATAGAAATGGTTATAAATCAGCTCGGAAGCCCAGTCATTATTTGGCTGGGTTTATGGGATTAAAGAATTGAAACGCAGAAATACATATAAACGGCTCTACTGGTTATTCCTTAACAGGAAAAGATGAGGGTTGCCGTCCTCCAATTCTTATATAATTAACTTCAAAACATATGTAAATTATTAAAATTTACATAAATGGTTTCAAACAAAGGAATAAAAAAAGGTTGGAAAAGATATTTCACTCGCAAAGATTATCATCATAGATACAGATGTCTATGTTTTATATGTAAAGGTGAATATTATCCAACCTACAGTAATGCAAAATCTGTCAGAAAGGTTGCTAATAGAAAAGTAAGAAGATATAAGGGTGAAATTTCAGATGGATGCAACTACAAGAAAATATACGATGTTCAATGGGAATTATTTTAATACTTATTTATCAACTCTATAAAGCGAGTAATATCTCTTTATCGGGGAATTAAATAAGAACAAAAATGGACAAAAATAAAGTAATGGCAATGCTTGACAGCAAAATTGATGTAAAATCAATGTCGCTCTCAGGAGAATATTCAGTGGAAGGAGATCATAGCTTAAGTTGTTGGGGTTATTGGCACGAACACTATTATCCCCAAATCATCAAAGAATCCTATCCAATCTATGTTGGAGAAAGAGCAAAAGATAAAGGGAAGCAGGCATTTGAGATCATCAAGTCGATGATGGATAAGAAATTCTTAAAGTTAGAGACAGTGAGAGATTTTATTGATGTGATGGATTTATTGATTGCTACTCTGTAATGTGGTAGGATTGGAATAGCGGGTAGGTTCTACCCTGTTGCCTGTGGGCGAAAGCCTTGTTCGGTTACGATGCGCATCTAAACCGAAGAGCAGGCTATATTGATGAGTGACAACCTCGAAATTGCGACCGTCAGGACGCAAATTAAGACCCTATCGTTTCGGTTATGATAGGTTAACGAACCGCCTTTAGGGGCGGTTTTGTTAAAAAGGTTCAAAACGTATATACTAAAAATAGCGAAACGTTGCTCTTAGTTATTTAATGTGGCAGTATGCCCTCTGTGTAAAATTGGCACTTATTGGAAAACGGTGTCGCCGTAAGGTAAAACGCCACTGGCATACTGGCAATATACAGAGATGCTGCCACATTAGTTAAATGAAATCAAAAAAACCTAAAATTCGTATATTCACTACCCCCGCTTGTTCATACTGCAATACACTTAAATTGTTTTTAGAGGAGAAGGGTTTTGAATATGAAGAGATTGACATAGCATCTGATGATGAGGCACGAGAGGAAATGATTGAAAAATCAGGATCTATGAGTGCACCCGTGATTGATATAGATGGAAAGTTTATCGCTGAATTTGATAGGGATAAAATATGTAAATTATTAAATATTTAGAGTCACCCCCAAGGTGGTTAGAGACACAAAGTCCGATCTGTGGTATTCCGCTCAGGTTTCCCATAGGTCGGAT